ATCTGGCTGTTACCTGTGAGATAGACATCCTGCATACCATACGCTACGAGCTGCATCAATCCTCCTCCTCCCATTTTCGCTAATGTATTAAGCAGAGAAAAAAAAACTGAAAAAAAAACAAAAAAACACATATAAATTAAATTTACTCTGGCTTTCTGATTTCAAATGCGAGTTTTGCACTTGAAGCTGGCATAGCATCCAGTGTTTGGTCGTCCGAGATATCTTGCCCGTACCAAAACTGGAGTGTTCCATCAGCTATATTCGACACAACCATCCAGTGGCCATCCGTGGAGGACATGTCTCCTAGGTGAAGCACTTGTGACCTAGGCGCGTCCACGAGTCTAGAAGCAAGTGAGTCTTCAAACGGTGTCGATTTTTTTCCTAAGACCAGGTCTTCGGAGAGCTGGAATGCAGAGAGTTGTTGTGTAGTTGCTGAGGAGGTTGCCGATCGCGTGTATGTGATGGTCTTATCTGAATCACCCTTGATGATAAGTCCCGAACCAACGGCAAGAGAATCTGATGGTGATTCTACAACTCCCAGTTCTAGCGTTTTATCTTGTACCGTCAGGGTGGTGGAGCTGATAGTTGTTGTGGTTCCTTGAACATTCAAATCACCTATGATTGTCACACCACCCCCTACGCTTAAATTTTGATTTACAGCAAGATCCGAGCCAAGGTTTGTCGATGCACCCACAGTAAGCGCTGATCCAAGGAACATCGAGGATCCACAGGAAAGGTCTTGTGCCACATTCAATTTACCCCGTAAAGTTGCATCGCTTTCTGTGAAAAAAGAACCCTGAACCGATAGCAATGGCGTGTCGAAAAGAATAGCGGATGCATTACCAACTGACAGGTGACCCTCTAATTTCAAAGGAGTGGATGCTGTCAATGCATTTGCCTGCACATTGATTGTGGATGTAGGTTCGCCAAGGTCAATCAACGATGCGCCCTTGACAGTAACGTTTTGTCCTGACATCATCACATCGCCAGCTACACTAAGCTTATCTGCAAGGGTTGATGTTCCATTCACCGAGAGTGCATCCGCGAAGATGACATCGCCACCAACACTCAGACCATTTGAAAACGGAAAAACTCGTCCGCGAACATGCAGATCGTTTAGACTGACATCAGTTGAGACTGAAATGTGAGACTCAAATTGCGAGGTGCCACCAACACTCAGGGTGGCCCTAAAGATTGCATCCTCTGATATCACAGAAGTACCAACACTCAAAAGACTATCTGAGGTGATAGAACTGGCTACACTTAAAGAGCTTTCCATAATTGCAATTCCACCCACAATCATTTGATTTGCTAAATCTAGTCTGCCACCAGCCGAAATACTGCTGTCTGTCTTGATGTTACCTTCCACATCCAGTGTCGAGCGCATGAGAGTCTCCCCTACAATTTCGGTGTGACCACCCACAGAAAGGTCAGCAGAAAGGACAGTGTCTGCTGCAACACTTAACTTACCAGAAACTGCCAAATCACCACCAATGTCATTAATACTTGCCCACGCCACATGACCAGTTGTGCCAACATTTCTCAATGCGTACACTTTTGAGACATCCATAACACCCGATCCTAGCACCGGGATCTTCACACCAGTCATAAGCGTGCCAATAGACAGATGCTCTTCAAGGGTTTGAGCAGTTGCGATCGAATTTGTTAGTACCCCGACGTTCTCCGTCTTATCCCAGACGCCAGCTTCCAAGACGTCAATCTTGCTGATCCCCTGGTAACCACCTTTTATTTTTAAGTGACCATTGTTTGACCGTGTACTTACACCAGAGTCTAAAATGAGATCACCATTGCTACCTGTCAAATTCGGTGCATTGATGGTTGACACTTGACGAATGGTGTGCAGCTGTAAACCTGTAGTTTTAATCGTACCGAAATTCTCTAAACCAGCGAGTGGTAGACTACTAACTTCTGTCATTGTACTTTAATTAAATATTATTATTTACCATTCACGATTAGTATTTACCTAGTCTCTAAAAAGTGATTCATTCCGAGTGCCTGCATTCACATCCTCATCTTGTGATTCACACTCTTGAATATCAACAACAAAAAGATCACACGAATCACTACTCACCACTTGAGAAAACGAGATCACCACTGGCTCGTTATCATATACCGACAAAGGAACCAGGGCTGCAAACTTCTTTGAAATTGATGAGTATCCGTACAAAAGCACAGGAAGCATTGCAAAAGTATCAGAATCATCCCCTGGTAATGAGATCGTCTTCTCCATAACTTCTTCTGTAACCGGAATCACTACACTCACCGGGTAACCACTCGAAATACACTGCATGATCTTCTTCTCGTCTTTAGGAACTCGCAAGCACCTTACATTCTCCTCATGAAAAGATTCGATTATCTCATTCAAAGCAGAGTTCAAACAATTTGATTCGGGTATAGTAATATCAGCATCAATATCCCTTACCATACACGCGTGACTTAGCAACATTTGGGCAACTCGACCTGATGTGGATCCCTGCTCACTTTCCATCAGATTAGGATCTACCTCCTTAACACGAAATGTTTTCGGCACCCTGCTATCATCAAGTGACACCAAGGGCCACGAATCGTCCGAACATATCATGTACTCATCAATTGCTTGCTCAGAAAAAAAGCTTAAAAAATTTCCCATTTTTATTTACTAATTCACAACAATTTATATGACAAAAAAAGGACGCAAATATTAAAATATTCTAGTAATACAACAATCATGGATACGAGCAAAAACACTAACACACTTGTATTTGCAGTGGTCGCAGCAGGACTCTACTACATTAAAGTAAAGTCTGATGAAAAAAAGACTGAGAAGGGTGAAAAGAGCGAAAATGTCGAAGAAGAACCTCAGAATTGGGCACCCCTCGTTGTGGCACTATTGATTATCTTCTCGCTGAAACAAGAGATTCAAGACACAATTTCTAAAGAACGAATTTATAACTTCATAGCAATTTCATCGGCGTCTTACTTACTTTCAGTTCAAGCTGGAATAATTCCTACAGTTGCATCCACATTTGCATCCTTGATTCTGCTGCCAGCAATTCAGGAACGCAACAACTGATAATACTAGATATTACTGATTTAGTGAAGGTTTGCTGGTAATTTAAAAGATTTGAAACCGATAACTTAAATAAACAGATATAAATACAATGACAGCTACAATTATGCTGCTTGTAAATGGCACCTGTGCATGATGTACAAACATGTGCATCAATTGTTCCTTGAAAGAAAGGTTATGGGCACCATTTGGTGGCTTTATTTCGTTTTTTGTAGCAAAGGGTTTTAGTATATAGGGCAACACAAGATTGATTATTACTGCAACCATTACTGCTTTCTTAATCTGTTTCTCTTCACACTGACATTTTTTCGAGCCTGTTTTTGGACACGTCATATACAAAAAACAAACATTTTTTTAATATTAAAGAAAAAACACAATCCACACTCTGCTCACTTTCTACAGTTATGAAGTGCGCAACACACTTATGGCAATTCGAAAACAACCAACACAAACCCTTTTGGTTCTGTGTTGCGTGTGGTGCTTACTCCGAATCACAACCAGATGGGGCTCCGGTACAGAAAGAAACAGAGGAAGAAAAAGAGGAAGACGAAGAGGAAGACGAAGTTGGCGAAAAGTGTCGCCACGACTGGGTTTGTCTTCGTGATCGATGTCACAATCGAGGGAACGGGAAATATCAGGCGTACAAATGTAAATTGTGTGGAAAGTTTCAACGCAGATAACATAAAAAAAATGTTTTTATACTGTAAGGGTATGCGTATTCCAGATCACCTCCATAGAAAAGGTAGCAGGATTCGTTCATCCGTCGAAGCTTTATATCCGGTTCGCAGCAAAACTGCTCCCGGAAAGAATTCAAATAATAAGAATTCAAATAAGAATTCAAATAATAATAATGAGAAAAATACTAATAATACTTTTTTGGTGCTATCTACTGTTCCCCAGGTAATTAAATTAAACAACCATTACGTTCCCAATTCGAAATTATTTAACAGATATAATCGCAGGTATAACAATAATTTGTTAAGAATTATGATTCAACAGCAAGCTCAACAGCAACAGCAACAAACGAAAGAACGAAAGAAAACATCCATGTCGTCTCTGCTAGGTGGGAGCACACCATCTTTGAGGCGCTCTACGAGCACGCGTCGCAGTACAAGTGCAGGGCCGAGCAGCGGCGCATCTCGCTCAGCGAGGAGGTCCGCCATCTACCCCCCCAATATTTGAATTAAATCCCTTGTGGTCACTTTTAACGCCCCCCCCCCAAACTAACTGCGTTCACTGATCGTGAAGCGGGGCGTGCCGGCCTCGGCTCTGTAGACGCGCACACCACCATAACATGACACGCACACGCGCAGCTTACAAAAAAAGGCGCGCTAACGCGTGCTTTAAAGTCGCACTTGGAGATCGAGACTACAACGTCTGCATCTCTCTAGCTGCCCTCCACAACCGGCGTTCACCGGGTCTTGGCATCAAGATGACCCTTCCGATACCCGCCCCCGGCCGCCCAGAAGCTGAGTTGTTTCTTAGCGAGGAGCAAGTTGGTCAGTGCATCCATGCCATCGTGGAGACGGAACGTGCTAACAGGGGAAAAGACCCCGTCTTCATCCCATGGGGCAAGGACGCCGTCAACATCAACACGGACCTCTTCACCAAACAGCTATTCATAGTGCGTGGGCACATTGTCTGAGCGATTTGTTGTCTTCGTGCCCGTCTTCGTGCCCGCAGAGAACTAACAGAACGGCACGCGACACAGCGGACAACGCTTCTCAACGATGGGCGTGAGGCAGACACAATGAAAAATGTGATTGCAAGGGAGTGTCTTACGAGGTGTCATTGTGGTTTCTGTGTAGCCAGAGAGACAGATAGCACAGACACCATCTGGACAGTTTTGAGAGGAAGAATCTCTGATGCATTGAAGATCTGATTGCTCCATGAAAATTCTTCTAACCCACCTCTGGTTAGTATGGATTTTAGTATCATTCTGCCGGAAGAAGGCATTGTTCCTGTTGATGGTGATTCGTTTGTTACTAATACCCACCGCAATCACTAATTCAAAATCATCGCTTCCCTCGTTTCTCCACGCCATTTCTAGGGCGTCATTTACACTAGTCTCGTAGCATACCCATTTATCTGCGTCTGCAGTGAATGATGCTTCGCTGCACCATTGCCATACTGCTACTTGATTCTTTGGATAGTGGATCAACACATGTTCACCGCTGCTTGATGAGAATCTCCAGCCGTAGGGCGTGTGCGTTTTGTAGAGGGTGGAGGGTAGACTGCTTGTGATTTTCCTCACTTGACGATAGCCAGGCGGTTTTCCATAACCCCTTCCACTACTTATTGCAGGGGTCGTTTGATAATGTGCCCCATCTTCTTGGAGATGTACAGTTGCATTGAAACACCTCGAGCCCAAAAATGTTTCTGATGGTATAGATTTCATGTTAAGAATCCTCTGGATATCATTCGAATACGGTTCCACAACACCCGTGACAGGATCAAGATGTAGATACGTACTAACGAACATGGTTAGAGTTAGTGAAGCGTCAGGCACTTCGACTAAACACTGTCTTTAACACTCACGAGTACCGCAGTCTTTGAGTCTTTAAGTGTTTTTTAATATATTGTCTCTATAAATGAAGGAATACGAATGGTTAAATCTGAAGGATGTTAAAATTCACGAAAAACAAGCCAGAGAAGAAAAAGTGAGTCAAAAAGCACGTTCACCACAAGGATTTCTTCCAGCTTTTAAAAAAGCGCATGGAGACCCTGAAAAAATGTCAACACAATGGCATTCAAAACGACACGGCTTCATTGCTCGAACCCTACCACAATACCAAAAGAAGAAAACACTTAGACGCTGGCTTGCTTTAGTTATGTGGGCATACAAACCAGGTGATCGTCCTCAAGTGACTTGACCACACCAAACTACTTGGTGGTAGCACTACGTGATCGAATGGGTCCGTATGACGCGCGTTGGGTGCGGCGCTTTTTTAATTCTGACGCGCGTTGGGTGCGGCGCTTTTTTGATTCTTCTTCTTCTAGATGTTCTCGTATTATTTTAAGATACTTTAGAAATGAAACACTATTTTTTTCATATTGAATGATATTTTTTTTATATTGAAGGGCAGACCAGATGACTGCCTTTTCTACAGAAATTTGATGTCCGAGCAAACCGAAGCTATTCATGTTTTCTGTTATAAATCTTTCGATTTTCTCTAAATATTTATTTAGAGTTGTAATTGTTCGACCAATACTTATATCATATTCATATACACTTTTCAGCATTTTCATCTCGCCCGACGTATACCGGTCTTTTCGCATCTGCTGTTTAAAAAAATCATTAAATGTCGGAAACTCTTGATATAACTTGTTGTAGTAGTTTGATTTCTTAGACCTCTTGTTGTTGTTATTAGAATTGTTGTTATTTGGTTCCACGATAGGTGGATGATATAACTTCCACAATTGTTTCGTTTCTTGGAGACTGCGTGAATTCATTGATAGTTTCAGTAAATATTTTAAAATATTTTCTTCTAAAAGCTTATCGCACAATCAGCCGAAGTTTTGTCTACTGCGTTTTTCATGAACTTTGAGATTGGGTCTTCTGGATCCCAGGTGGGCCATTCATCATGATATTTCATGAACTTGCCATGGAGTTCCATCAGCTTTGGATCATTACTTTTCAAACTCAAAGTATAAGTTTCCTTTTCATCTTCACCCTCATTTTCCCCCCATTCGTCGTCACTGCTATCCTCGTCGTCGTCTGTTTCGTATGTGTGGTTCATTTCATCTTGTAAGTTTTTCTGAAATTTGCTATCAAGTGATTCTCCCTGTAATAGAAATTCGTGTGTCTCATACTTCAAAGCCATTGTTATGTCCCTATCTTGGATCACAGTTCTACCACAAGCATATACGAACTGTTCCGCGCTCTTTAATGCGTCTTCCATAAGAGTTTTTACTAACGCAACAAGTTTGTGCATTGTGTCCACGTCCATGTCTCCTGAAGATTCCACCGATCTTCCTGATTTCATGAATGAATAATCAGACATTTATTTAATTTTATATTATTATTTTTTATCATTTTTTATCAGAATTGTTCAACTAAGAAGACGAAAAAAATGCTCGAGAAGGACCGGATTGCCTGTGTGATGGTCGCTCAAGATCTTGCGTGCTCGTGATTGATAGTTAGAATAGAATTCTGGTTTGTAAAACTCTTTGGAAACTTTTTCTAATTGTTCAAATCCTTGATGCAAATTGAATTCGGGATAAAAAAATCCAGCATTTTGTATACTTGGTGAATTGTGCACAATCGGATACCCCAAATGAATTGCTTCGAGTGAAAGATAATTTTGATCGTTGTAAATTTGGTGTCCAACGATAACTGGGCTTAGTTGTCTTTCTTTCATTTGTTTCATTATTTCTGGGAAAGCCATTCTTGGGTAAAACTCCACTTTGTCGTCTCTTACAATCTCTAAAAATGCGATGAAATCCTTGAAAGATTTGTGTTCGAGAAGTTGTTTAGCACAGAAAATGAAACATTTATGAACACGTGACGGGTACTTGCGATAAAAAGAGTCCATGATCAACAGAGGGCATTGACAGGTCTTTGTTACATTCAAATTAGGTTCGAAGCAACATAGAGTGAGTGGCCCCGAATACCCTTCTGGTGCACACGAAATGTCCAGGTGATTTTCCACTAAGTATTTACTGAGAAGCGATGGTGACCAGCTGTATGGCATTAATTTGCATGGTTTCTTGGTGAGGAGTTCGTAATAATCTTTTGCGAAAAAGTGCATTGAAAAAGTCCAAAGTTCCGTAAACCATGAATTGTACAACAATCGCACAACGTTATGCTTATCAAAGACAATATCTTCGGCGTTGAAGATACAATGATTGCCGCAATGAAATTGAACGACTTTTTTATCAGCTAACTTGTCTTTGAGCTCAGCCGACAAACTTGATGTGTCTTCAACTATGTGGCAAATCATAATAAATACTGTAATTTCAGATAAATCCGCCTCATCAATCAACTCCAATCTCGTCTCGTTGAACATATTCGAGCGCTCGATGCCACACAAATTCTCTTTACCTCTATGACTGTATACAGTATAACTTATCCCTAAATTTTGTAACATCTCTATCACAAATTGGGGTTGTTGCTCGGATCCATTAACAAATTGAGCTGCATTATTTATCAGGATACCAACCTTCATATCTAAAAATGAATACACTTTAATATTGTCTTTCTTTTAACACATTCTTTCATCGCACGTCTGCGACGAGATTCGAACTCGCGCGGGCCGAGCCCATTGCATTTCAAGTGCAACCCCATGACCACTCGGGCACGCAGACAAAACGAAAAGGAAAGGATTGTTGCTACATTATGCTCCAAACAAGATTAAAAAAAAGCATCCTTTTAATATTTATTGAAAAACTCATTAAATTTGATTGTTTTCACGTGCATCGAGCCCATCTTTCTCAACACGGCCTTGGTCGCTTCCTCAATCGACTC